TTCAAGTCATTGCCTTCGGTCTTTGCAATAAAAGCAGGTTCTTCATTATTGGCTTGTGCTTGGAACTTAAGACGTTGAATAGCTGCAACTGTTGGTTCAATTGTAATACCAAAGTTTGCGCCACGGAATGTTACAGTCTTCAACTTTTCATTAATAACTTCTGTTGTCATAAAACGATAGTCATTCTTGAAATCACCATTGGCATTTTCAAAGTGAATACCAACTGGTGTTGATGCACCATTGCGAGTTTCACGCTTTAATTCAATAGTAGCATCTTTTGCATATTCTGGAATATTAAGAATAGTATTCAACTTTTGTAGATTTGGCATACCAAATATACCAGCAAAATCTGCATTTACTTCATTAAACATTGCATTAAGAATTAGTGTGCGATCTTCGCTAACGCTTTGAATCTTTGTTTCTTTATCATCGCCTGTAACTTTGATAACATCAATTTTACCAGTTCCAAGTGTATGATGTACAATATCTGTAAGAAAGTCTTTCATAGATTTTTTCCTTTATATCTTAGAATAACAAATTATAAATTATAAGTCAATTATTTCTGCAATACCACCACCAATTTTATATCTAGGTCGCAGTTCACCATTTTTCTGTGCAATTATAAAACTACTTTTAAGTTGTCTTATTTCATAACCGACAACGGTGTAACCTAATAAAGTAAGCTCGTTTATTAAAGTTTTATAATCTACAACTGTAAAGCTATTATTAACTGTTAAATTCTGTGCCCATATTTGATCGGACGGCATAAAATTAAAAATAAATTTACCACCTTCGTATAATAACTTGTAAACCTGTTTGGATATTTGTAAAATGTATTCTTCGTCCGCCATGAAAAATTCATTAAAACAGTAAATCATACCAAAACTGTTTACAGGTAAATTTTCAGATACATCGTTTTTTACTTCATATTTTCTTAATCTGCGTGACGCATAAAATTCACTATTAAGTTTTTTTGACGCTTCATCACATATTTCAATATATCGATCAGCAATATAAAGTGGTTCGGCAGAAACTGCATATGGTAAAAATTGTCCACTGCCAGGAAATAGTTCTAATACTGGCATATTATTTGAAATTTGACTTTGAAGGAGTCCTGTAAGTAATGCTAAATCAAATTCATTAAATTTATTTAATTCAATAAAGTTTTTTCTTAATTGTAAATCTTGTAATTTAAGTTTGTTTGCAAATGTTTGAGAACGAGTTTTTAAAAAAAGCAAATCGTTCTCTATATTTTTTTGCATTTTTATTATTAGAGAATCAAGTAATTCAACAGTTTCTTTATAAAAATTTAAATTTTTAGAAAAACTATCTCTGGCATCTTTAATATTTTGAAAATGATTTTGTCTTTCAAAAATGTCCATTAGTCAAACTCAAATAAATTGGTAAAAGTGTTGCTGATATTTGTTCTATTAGTTATGTCCCAATCTAATACTCCAAGCAAGTTTTCTACTTTTTGACTAACTATTGTATCTTCCATTTCATCACTGTCAAATGGTAACTCTTTAAACCACTGTGGAATACGTGTTTCATCAGTAGGATAACCAATACTGGTTAGTTTTAGGGGATTATCTTTTAATTTACATACAATAGTTTTCATACCGTCAACTATTTCAATACTGCGAGTATCACCATGCATACGGCGAAGGTTATTCCAATTAAGAGCGGCACGAACGTGACCTGGCATATTAGCACGACCTTCACGGCGTTCTGCCTCACCATAGAATGTTAACTTATTAACACGCTTTGGTGTTCCTTTTTCCCATGAAGGTAAATTCTTAAACTTATACTTGAACTCACGAATTTCTTCGACAAGCGTTTCTTGGTCAACACCATCTAGTGTTTTCTTAAGAATGTCAGAAAGGAAATCCTGAACAAGTTTTGGTGTATCACTGCGTTTCAAGTCCAAACCCATGGCTTTAAGTTTACCAGTTTTACCTTCAACATCAAGACGTTTATTTTCAAGATCGTAAATCAACACAGCATAACGTTTCTTGGTAATAAACAATCCTTTACTTGCAACCAATTCACGACCACCCTTAATGATTTCACCAAGTTCTGGTGTAGTGTGAAATGCTTCATACATAAACTTTGGAAAAGTTAGATTGACTTGTTCACCGATACTATCATAAAGTTGAACACATATCTCTTTGTTCCACTCCATGCGACCGTTTTCAACATCATTTTTTATAACTGGCCATGCACTAAAATAAACAGAGTCAGTATCACCATAGATAATTGATTTACCAACATGGTCATGCTCACCAGTAATAAGTTGATTAACCGTAGCATCCATATGCTTTGCAATTGTGCGACCACAGAGAGTGGTTGACTGCCCAATACGTTGGTCAAAGAAACGGCAACCTGCGTTAAGAATAGCACCGTATAGAGAGTTCAAGTTAATCTTTTTAACTAACTGACGTTTATCCCAAAACGCTATTTCTTTTGGGTCTTTGGCTTCTTTCTTCTTTGCTTGTAGTTCTTTACGTTCACTATACCAACGTTCAAGCAAACTTGGCACAACACCTTGACGTTCAAGATTAAAGATGGTTCCATTAGCACTTAGTGCCCATGGAGCATAGTTGTCAAAAATCATATCATAAATTTGTGCGGCACTGTAAACTTCACTGCTACCGTTTTCCCAATCAATAGTAATTTCTGTTCCAATTTCACGGTTCATAACAGCACTATATTCTAACGTTGCAAACAAACCTTCCCATGCACCTGCAAACGACTTACCATCATCTATACGTTGTTTAAGTAGTGCTTCTGTCATAATAGGACGTAGCTGTCCAATAACAGTTTCTGGTCCCATGTTTAGTGCACGGATGGTAGATGGATACAGTGAGTTAATATCAATAGCACCAATCCAATCATGCAGTCCTTTTTTAGGATATGCAACATATGCACCAGCAACTTGGCTGTTCACTTCTTCTTCACGTGAGCGACGATTAGGAACAACCAAGCCACGACGATGTGCTTCATTAATAATTGCTTGTTCTGTAACAGCTACCGCACCCATTGTAGTTTGCAATAAAACAGTGTTATCGTGTGCGATTTCGTTTGCAAGATCAAGGAAGCGCAACTTCTTATCTAATTTGTTTAGTAGTGCAACGTCTTGGCGTGAATACTGAATGAATGTTTCAAAGTCACGATTATATAATTGGTCAAGTGTGCCTTCATAAGCAGTCTTACGTTCACCTAATTCATATTCACCAATAGCATCAAGGCTGTAACTGTGACGTTCTTCATAGGTATATTTGCGATACAGTTCCATATAATCCATATGAACACGACCTACAAGGTCATATGTAGAACTTGTCTTGCCGTATTTTTCATATTCACGCACTTTTGGAAATTGATCCCAAAGACAGAAACGGCGTGTATCATCTTTGCTTAATATTTTTGTAATACGATTTATGGTGTATGGAATATCGAAACCTTCACTATTCCAACCACTTAACACGTCTGCGTCATCAATAAGTTCAAGGAATGTAAGCAGTAATTCACGTTCACTATCAAACATGAATGTATTATCAAAACGTGAACCAATACGATTGGCTTCTTCCATGCTCATTGCCTTTGGTGGCATAGCAAGCGTAATAAGTTGATCAATCCAATCAAGATAAACTGTAATTGCAGTTATTCTGGTGAATGGATCATCTGGAGTGCTATAACCTTTTGTCGGATCGAAATCCGTCTCAATATCGAAAAAGGCAGTTTGTAAATTTGGTGAGTCTTTACCAATATAATTTTCAGCAAGACAGCGGAAAATTGGATTTAAGTCACTTTCAAATACACGTTTGCCTTTAACTGCACTTAATTCACGACGCAAATCTTTGTTACTACGGCAACTTACACGACGAACTGGAGTGTCATAAATGCTACGATGTGTGCCATTATCATCTTCATAATAGAATACATAATTGCAATTGTATTCTGTATAAACACGCTTACCATCTACACGTTCTACAACGTGAATGCGTTCTCGTGTCCTATCGTGAATAGCATCAACGTATGACAAATAACACCCCAATTCTTGTTATATTATAATTTATTATTCAGAATCTTTCAAATTATCCGTAGATTGTAGGATACTTTCAATGATATCAAGTTCATCACGTGCCTTGTCAAAGTCACGCTTTTGTGCCATCTTTACTGCCTTTTTAAGAAGGTTTGGCTTAATTTGCATTTCTTCTGCTACTGCGGCAATCGTATCATTGAGACCACCAGTAAGTGTTTCAACTTCTGTGGTTACACTGATTGCTTCTGTAATAAGTTGTTTAAGTTTACTACGTTCTTCTGTGCTAAATGTCCTTGACATTTTCTTCTCCTTGCTTGTAAAGTTCTAATAGTGTTGTGTATTGTTCATAAGCATCCTTTAGTGTAGGATACTTTTGTGTAAAATATGGGTCATCTGCGATAATCATCATCTTATCTGCAATCATCATAACAGTTTTATACAATTTATCAAGATTTATTTCATTATGATTAGTTTTAATAATTGCATCACCTTTATCTAGTGGAGTAATTTGCAATTCTTTGCTTGTTATTGCTACTGATGGAGTTATTGTATTAAAATTGTATGATGAAGATGAACCAGTAGCAAGATACATTCCACTACCACCACCGCCTCCGCCGCCTATTGTGTTTATAGTAATAGAACCAGTAGGTGCGTTAGTTGGAATTGTGTAGGTAGTAGTAGTTCCTGATAGTGGTATTTGTGTAATGTTTGCAGCCATACTTTAATTTACTAATTTACAAAACAAAAGTCAATATTATTCTGGTCTGCGTTCAATATCGCATGTAATACAGTGTAATCCACCTTCCCAAAATTTTGAATGTGACCATTTAATATATATTGCCTCTATGCCATCATTTTTTAATTTTTTGTAAAAATCTTTATCATAAAAATCTAAAAGAACAACATTTGGTCTAATAGTTAGTGCGTTTATAGATTTTCTTACATTGTGAAAAAGTGGTTGCCATTTTTTATAATACAATGATGGAATGAATATTTCTTCCTCTGATAATTTTTCGTAATTATTATATTCTTCTTGATCCATGTCAACATAATGTATTTTTTTAAAAAAATTATCATAATGTTTAATATATCTATGAGTTATGATTGTATCTTGATTTACAATACAGCATGTTGCATCAATGTGTCCAACAATTGGCAGTTCTATGGGAGATACATTAAGGGTTTTAAGCCAGTTTTTCATCCATTTTTTTCCTGTATTAGAACCAGAAAATTGTGACATAAAACATATATCGTTCATTTTTAAAATTGAAGCTGTATGAAATGTATTTTTGTTTGCATTATAAAAGTTATGTTTTAAAAACCAATCCTCATCGTTGTTTTCTTCTGAAAAATTATCAATTAATCTGTGAAAATTTTCTTTATTTTTTATTTTTAATTTTTTTTGAAATTTAACTTGAAAGTAATTTTCCAAATCTAAAATCATTTCTTCATAATTTTTTCCTAAATTATTTTGTAAATTTATTTCATTTGCACTTATTACTAAATTATTGTCGTTTATTATTTGATTAGTTAAATCTTCTAACCATAAACTGCTAAATCTTCTTTCTTTATATGGTCCATTTGTTATGAACATAATATTTCCATATACCATATGAAAATCACGCATATTAATTAACGGATATGCCTGATAACTACTATCTTCATTAATATTTTCAGGTTGTGTAGGTCTTAATACCTTAATATTATTTTGTTTTAATATTGTTTCAAGATTTTTGAGTTCTTCATTTGTTCCATTAACAATTTTAATAAAATATTCTTGTTCAGCATCGTTATACAACTTTGGAATTTTATCATCACTGTATATTGTACCTAAAATTACAGTTTTTAGTGTATCATATTCATTCCAACAATTTAATTGTATCATTGAACTAACCGATTATACGGATTTTGGACGGTTTTGGCGGTCATGCCTTAATTTAGCAGCAAACGCATCTGGCGTCAATTTATATTTTGCAATAAATGAATTATGTAAATCTTTAGGATCAACTTGAAAGTCGCCGCAAATACCACGCATTAAATCATCAATGCTTGCATAATCGATCTGTTCAATGTTGTCTAAATTGTCAGCAAGACGTGCTACTGCACCACTCATATTCTTGCCTTCTACGCCTCTTACAACAGTGTCATATTTCCAACGTGCAGCCATAAGTCCACGTGCACCAGCACTTATAGGATTGCGTCCTTGGATTGTAGTGCTCATTGCTGCTTCGAGAATTTCTTTAATTTTCATTTTACGTTGTTTCAATTCTTTTTAGTAAACCAGGTGTAAATGATTCTTTTGCAAAATCTGAATTATACAAACTTCTTGTTGCTAATTTAAATTTTTCAATATCATCGTTGCTAAATTCATACAATCCACCGCACAAATTTTTATGATTGTTTTTAAATTCTTCACTATCTTCAATTGTTTGTTTTCTTTCATATGCAGCAGCTTTTTTTGCCGCAATGCTAAAAATTTCTTTATCACTATCGGAAAGAGAACCGTAAAAATCTTTATTCATTACTATAGTTGTTAAGAATAAACTGTGTTTTGAATCCACAATGTAAGGGAATTTATCTTTAACTTTAGAATAACGAACAAAGGTTGTTTCTGAACAATCAACTTCTGATACTGAAAAATTTTCAATATCAAGATATTCATCATTTCCCCAATTATTATCATGAACTGGATTAGCACCTATAGATTTAAAAATTTCTGATAAAACTGGACTAGGAACGCACGTAATATTTTTCCCTTTTAATTCTTCAAATTTAGTAATAGGTTCTTTATTAATCATAATTCTAAAACCACCACTATACGTAAAAGCAAGCCCAATAATTGGACTTTCTTTTCCTAGTTGTTTTAGTAGCCCATCTCCAATTTTTCCATTTAATACACGATCAACATGATCGTGATCTTTAAATAAAAACGGCATATCTAGAATGTTATAATTTTTATATACTGAACCTAAAAATGTAGTTTGATATTGACCCATTTGAATATCATTATTTTTTAATGCAAAAAATGGTCTACCTTTTTCGTTATTATTATACTTTTCTTCCCACTCATTTTTAGTTAATATTTCTACATTGATTCTATTATTTGACATTTCTGAAACAATAGTTGCAAAAGTATTTGCTGATCTTAAAAATAAATCTATTGGTTCGTGTGCAACTACCCATCTTACATTAATTTTTTCAGACATTCTGAATTCCTTTGTTTAATATATTTATTATTAAACTTTACCACTTGGGTCCATAATAGGCGGTAGACCTAACTTATTGGTTTTATTACCAAATTTAGCGGCTTGACGCTGTGTTTCACCTGGTTTTACATCTACTGTCATACTGTTGGAATAACGTGGGTCACGTGCCATTTTCTTATTGCCAGCAACTACGCCTACACCACCAGCCTCGTTAAGATCAAACAATTCAATTAATAACATTTATATCACCACTTACGGCAAGACCAGTATCTTGCCTTTGTGCGTGGACCTGGATTGGCACAATTGTGTCTTGCACGGAAACTCTTGCGGCGTTTTGGATTGCTTTTCTTAATACGCATCTTTTTGTCACCAAAGTTGACTTTCTTTACATTGCCAGTCTTTGGATCTTTGACAAACACTTTGAATTTTTTTACATCGCCTCGCATTGGCTTACCAAGTGGAACTTTACGACCATGATATTCTGCTTCTGCAACAAGTGATTCATAAAGGTCATCCATAAAGAAACGAATTTCTTTGTCGCCTTTGTTTAGAACAATATCATCATCGTCTTCGTCAATATCCCAACCCATGTTGCTTAACATTTTTACGGCTTGGGCATGCTTACCTTCATCACCATGCCACCACATCTTTGCCAAACGTTTTAGAGTTTGGTGATTATCTTGCATAGAAACTACTTCACCTTCTGCTACACTAGTTTTCTGTGCGATTGCACGTTCTGCAGCTTGGTTGATGTCCTCACGACTTGCGCTATATGGGCTTACATTTAGCGTGGTGATTTCTTTGTATGCAGGTGTCATTTCATCATCAGTTTTTACAACTTTTTTAAGAAGATGATAATTTGTCTTACGAACATCATCAGACTCATGACCACTTGTTGCAATAAAATAATCATCACGATAATGCTTTACATAATTGTTACCACCAAAATCACGTTCTCGCCAAAGTTTTGCTTCACCAAGATATTTGGTTTCAATATCACCTAAACTTTCTAATAAACCAAGTAATTTTTCATCACCAAGTAGGGTAATACTTTCGTTATCCATTTCCATAATTTCAGTATCTACTTGTAGAATATTACTGAATTCAAGATAGACACCATCACCAATGGTTGGACGGTCTTCGCTTATGGCTGTAAGTTTTTCAATTAAGGAACGCATATCACTCATGTTTAAAATCCTGATATGTTATTTATTTTGCTTTAGTGCTTACACGAATTGGTGCTTTACCGCTACCACCAGTATCTTTACCACCACGACCTGCCGCATTTTGTGCTTTACGTTTGCGACTTACTGCGCTTTTCTTTTGTGCAGCAGTCATACGACGAGCTTTTGCCGCTGGTACACATTTTGCATAACCACGCTTGCTACCACTGGTGCCACAAGGTGGATGTTTGCCACCTACTTTTTTACCAATGTTTACCCATTTATCTTTAAACCATTTGTGAAGATTGCCTTTGGCTTCGTCCAACATTTCTGGCAATATTAAATTACCGCAATTTATACAGTAATCAATATTTTCTAGTATAGTTTGTTCTGTAATTGGATCACAAGTAAAATCAATGCTTTCACTTTTTCTTTTATTCTTGACACAGTTTGGATATGTCTTGCCAAACATCTTTTTGTTACCTTCTTTGTGGTAGCCTTTCCAACATGCTTCGCCAAGAATATCTACTATGTTCATGATTTAACTAAATCCTTGATTGCCTTTACATGTGTATCCATAATATAATGATGTTCATCATATAAATCCATCATACTTGCCATACTCATGATTTGCTCACCTAGCACCTCTGCCATCTTTGCAAACTCTGGTTCAATGCTACCACGTTCATTGGCATATTTTTCAAGATAAAATAGCAAATCTTGCATCTTTGCAGTTCGTTCTGCTAGACCCATATCTACATTTTTGTCAGCAATATTTTTGTAGAGTTTAGTAGCACTTGGACACATGTCAAAATGTCGTGTTTGATATTTGCCTACTGTAATTTCACCACTATCTTTGGTTTCATCTTTGTTTTCTTCACCAAGTATAATAGCATCCATTTTATTAATGAAATATCTTAAATTCATGTCGCTCATTTTGATTTATTTCCCCAATTCTTAGCACCTGCTTTACGGCATTTTACTAGCGCACCACTTGCATACGCACTTGGCCATACTTTGTAACGGCTCTTTACTTTATAGTAACAAGCATCCTTCTTCTCATTCATAAGACTGGCTTCATACATTAATCCACCACAATGTGGACAACTTTCTTCTACGGCTTCTAATTCATCACTTATATCACCAGTAACAGGATAAGTTTTACCACCAACGCTAAATGATTTTTTACCTGCTTTGATAGCGTTCATTCTTGCATCAGTAAAGGCGTTTGATTCTTCTACATCATCATGCGCTGCGCTACCAACGATTTCATTATAATTATCCATGCAAAGATAATCATGATGCTTGGATAATTCAATCATTTTTTCAGCAACATCATGCAAGTCTAAATCAGTCTTTGCATCTTCACGTGCATATTCCATCATACGAAGCAATAGTGGAACATCCATGCTAACAGTATCAGTTGCATCTGCCTCTGGAATTACTTCTACATTTTCCTGCGGTAATATTTTTGGTTTACGAATTGCACTGCCTGGTAATATTTTGTCCATAGCAAGTTCAACACCACTGCGTTGTTGTTTTGTTTTACCAAAAACTTGACCTTTCATCAAGTTTGGATTACGTGATAATCTTTTAGAAACATATGAAGTTAATGTTTTTGAACCAACTTCTTCTAAACTTTCATCAGTTTTTACTTTTTTTTTTAATTTACTACTTTCAAAAGGACTTGTTGCTTTTGGCATAGTAGGTTGAAACATTTGTGGTGTATTATCCCATACATTTGGCAACTTTAGACTAGAAGAACCAGGTGTAGATGAACTAGATGAACTTGATGAACTGCTACTAGATGAAGTTGTGGTTGGTTGATCATTTGGTCCCAGAATCACTTCTTTTACCTTTCTTTTATTTTTAGGTTTTACACCACGTTTTTTCATATTGATAGCAATTGCTGCTTGTTGCGCTGGTGAAACTGCTTCGAACAATTTAAGTTTATTAATTGGAACAATATAATAATCATTGCTTTCAGTCAATACACCTAAACCAAGTAGTTTCCAAGTAATTCCAACACTTTCAAACACTTGATTAATAAAGCCAAATACTTTACTTTCCATTCTTGGTAAAGCCGCAAGGATTTGTGCTTTTTGTGTAGCGGGAATGTTGGGATCACGTTGTAATACCGCACGTGCTTGTGTAGTTGCTCTTGCTGCTTCTGGTGAACCACGACGATCTTTTAAGAAATTAATCATTTCTCGTGCAAGTGCAATCTTGTCTTGTGGACGAGTGCTTGGTATACCTCTAATATCGGTTGCCCATTTTTGTAAGTAGCTTTCAATTCCACTATCTTGTCCAGCGGTTTTTGGTTGAGCAGTTGCTTGTTGACGTGTTGCTTGTGGACGTGCTGCTTGTGGTTGAGCAGACTGTGGTCGACCCGCTTGTGGTTGAGCAGTAGCAGTTGCCGCCGCACCATCCTTATACATTGGGATTCCTAATTTCTTGAAAGCTGCTGCAATAGTATCTTTATCTACGCCTTGGTCTAATAAGAATCTAATTACTGTGCTACTGTCTGCACCACGTGTTCTACCAGAATAAGCGTAACCAGGTCCATTTGCCCATGCTTTCATAAGTTTTGGACCAGTAAGTTCTTTTGTAGAAATTGCTCTCCAACCTTTTTCAATTGGTCTTCCAATTGCACCACCTACTTTTTCAATACCGCCAGCAATACCTTTACCGATACCTTTTAGCGTATCCATAAATCCTGCTTCTTCAATGGCTTCCCAAAGAAGTGGTAATGCTTCTTCACGTATAACTACACTATTGATAATCTTTAAATTTTCATCTAATAACCAAGCTGCCAAAGTTGCATCTTTGTCAATAGATTCCATGCCTAAACCTCTTCTTACTGCGGCACGTGCAGCAGCACGACCACCAGCAGCCGCAATTCTTTTAGCAGTATCAGCGGCAGTTC